TCTTTCTTCTTCTTGCGTATCTTTCCTTCAGTAGCAACAAGCTCATCCCATGCAGATGGCCCCATGCTGAAACTGATCCAATCTTTTAGCTCCTGTCGCATAGCTTCAGCTTTTCTTTTAGCTGTAAATATCTCTAGAGCTTCTGCTTCAACAGACCCACCATTGAGTGCTTTCCACCAAGGAGGGTTTTTGTTTTTCTGTTCAGCGTAGGCTAGATCACTCATGCAACCTGCCCATTGGGTCAACTGTCCTGACATATCTTGTAGGTCTTTACCTACTTGAAAGCCTTTCTTGAGCGCATTAAATGCTACAGTCGCACCACCTATGATGGTTACTGGGTCCACAAGTACTCTCCCTACTTTTGGTATGTATTATTTAAGCGTCATCCAAACTGCAGTTGCTAAAAATGTTAGTACGGCTACGGTTCCCATCTTTACTGTTGTAGCCCATATGCTTTTTTTAGTATATCTCCATGCTTCTAATAAACCACGCATGTCTCTAATGTCATTGGCTGCATCTTGATCTTGCAACCCTAGCTCACGCAGAGCTTCACTCGCACCTTTCTTAGCAGCACGATCTAGCATCTCTTCTAGTTGCTCTGGTGTAATGTCAACCACGCTTAACCTCCAGTTATCTTTTTCCTGTTATAATAGCAGTAGAAGTTTCTCGATTTATTTTCATATGTCCGTAACAATATATATTATAATCCATATTGTTTTCATCTTTTTCAGTTTTTACTAGCCCATTTATTTCTACATTTTTAAAAATATATTCTTTTTTATTTCCTTCAAACACTCTCCATGCATGATCTATTGTACCTTTATTTAGTTTACCTTTTTGTTTGTTGTATCTAATTCTATATTTATTCATACTATTTCAACTTCTGTATTATTACTAATATTATCAATTGTTTTTAAATTAAAATGTACAAACTTAAAAGGTTTCTTACTTATGTTTCTAGTAAAGGCATGGGCTAACCAAGAGTTTGTAAAAATTAAAGTTCCCTCTTTTGGTTTAAAATTAATAATATTACTAGCTAAAGTAAGGTCTTCTGTATTATTTTCAGACAAACTACTTTGTATTTTTCCAGCACGAGGATCATAGAATAAAAGACTAGGAGACTCTTCAGGAACTTTTAAAAAATAAAACCCTACTATTTGAGAACCGTTTGAGTGTACATGTTGTTCCATATTAGAATATTTATAATGTTCCTGTGTCCACATTTCTGTAAAATTTAAAAGTAAATTATTTAAATTATAACCTTGATTGTTTAAAATATCCCAAGCTGTATTACCTACAAAATTACAAAACTCTTGTATGCTAGGTTCGTGATAATAACTGCCACTCATAATAACAGGATAAACAGAGTTTAAGTTTTGTTTTTGTTTAATTTCTTTTATGTATTTTTTAGATACTTTTTTAACAGAAGATAAAAATTCAGGTTTGTGTATGCTATATATTTGAGTGCAAAAATGATTTTCTACATTTATTGTTTCTTTATTATCAATATCAGAACTTGTTTCTTCCTCCATTACTTTTATATTTCTCCTTGACATAACGTGATAATTATATTCATCTAAATTATAGTTTTTGTAGTATCCTAGTTTCTCAAGTTTTTGTGACGCATTTTCTAAATCACTCCACTTTTGTACAAAAATAATTGCTCCCTCTGGTTTTACTCCTGTATATTCTTTTTCTTTAGGTCTGTAGTATGCAAGTAACCATATGTCCATATTTGTTTGAGCAAAAAATTTATTTAATGTTTTGCACTGCATATCTAACAGTGGGTAATCTTCACTATAATTATAATCTATAAACATAGAAACTTTAAGTTTTGTATTTTTAAAATTAAAACACTCTTTAAAAACATCTTCCCACAAGTTTTTACTTACTGTTGTTTTTACCTCGCCTGAATTTAGTGCTTGTTCTGCAAAAGGACACTTTGCAATGCCGTTGTTATATTCTGTTGATTGACTTAAATGTTTAATCCAATCTTTAACTAACTTATTACTCATTGTTTACTAGAAAAATATAAACTATTTAAATCTGTAAATGCTTTTTTTGCTGGCCTAAATCTTGTCCTAAATACATGATTTACCATATACTCCCAACCACTTTCTTTTTCTGTCATAGGTCTACAAACATAATCTGGTTGGGTTAAACATATAGGAGTTATTTGAAATAAAGGATCACCGTGACGTATTAAGAATTTATCTTTTTTTGTGTTTATAAACATAACTGGGTTTAATTCATTTATGTGCCTTGGGTCTAGTATACCTGTTGAAGAATAATAATCTGTTTGATTATGATAATGTAAAGGAGAGTGCATTATTCCCCACCCTTTAGGGCATTTAAATCTCCAAGGCGTATTTATTTTTAATAGTGTTGGAAAAGTTCCGTCTGGTACTTTTACAAAATTCGTAAAAAGATGAGATGGAAAAAATCCTACAGGATTGAAACCCATATTTTCCATTTCTTTGCTAGGAAAATGTACATTAATAAGACCTGTATTATGGTCAAGTTGTATTTCCATATCAGTCCATGATCTAACTAACCATCCTATTTTATTTTGTAAACTAATTCCTGAACAAATATCTGTTCGACCATTTATACGATCAAGATTTTTACTTTTTTTATCTGAGTCTACTGCTCCTTTACGCCAAGGTATTATAGTTTCAGATATTGGCGTTACTAAACTATCATAAAGTACTTCCTTATTACGAGGAAAAAATTCATACTTTATATTATTGTGTTTTCTTTTAAACATTATACACTCACTTTCTTTTGTGAGCATATCATATTATTATTTATTTGTAAAGTAGCACGTTTATATAATCTATAATCTAATTTATATTTTTCTTTTATTAATGGATAGTATTTATGATTTTTAATTTGACCTATTGAAAATTTTGGTACACTTTTATTTAAATGGGGAACTTCTCCTTTAAAACCTATATGCCTCAATAAATTAATTTGTGATAAAAATAATTCTTGTTTTAGGTACATGCAATCTAACCAATATATTTGAGGAATAAAAACAATATCAGCTATGGTAATAAATGATTTATCTATGGCTTTATCTAAGCTTATATTATCTTCACCAAACCTATGATTAAGAGCAGAAACATATCTATCTATTGGTTCTCTTATATGTGCAACAAACTTGCATTTGTTTGAAATACTTTTTCCATATTTACTATGTACAATTTTTTTTATTCTGCTTGCTGTGGGATGGGTAAATTGTTTTATAAATAATGTTTGATCATCTTCTAAATAATTTTCTGTAATTATTTTTTCAAAAGTGTGTGTTCCAGTTTTTGTTGGACAAACAATAGCAGTATTAATTTTACGTATATACATTTACTCTGGAGTTACTACTACCCAAGATACAGTATCTTCATCCCATGTATATACTTTTCCATCTTCAGGATATGCGACAGGAGCATCAAAAGCGCAATTTGTTTCATTAAAGACCCAAGATGCGTAACCCCCATTTGCAACCCACTCATCTTTTGTAAATTTTTGTTTGGCTGCAATTTCTTCTGCAGTCATGTCTAAAACATGCCATACATCTTTATAAACACCATCAACTATATCATAAGAAAGACCATTATGTTTAAATGCTATTGCAATATTACCACCAATAGCTTCATTAAATTTTTGATATGGAGTTAATACAGGTGGTTCACTACGAATAAATAACATGTAGCCAGATGGTGGGCCTCTATCAAAATCATGGTCAATAAAAATTTGTTTTAAATTGCTTTCAAAACGAGGGTGTCCAATGTGATCACCATTGTCATCAATTTTTATGTATAAACGATTTGACATTATACATCACCAGTGCACGTACTTGGAAAACTTCTAGCACATCCAGGCCATATAATACGAACTGCTGCTATTCCACCATCAGAAGCAGAGGAAACAGACTGTTTATAAGCTTTGCCACCACCGCCATATGTTTGACCAGAACCACCTGATCCAGCAGTACCATGACGATTAGCTATATAGTAGCCTCCTGCAGCACCGCCTGTTCCATTACTACCTTGTCCTAAAATACCTACTCCTCCACCATATCCACTGGGTTGATTATCATTAGCAATGCCACCGCCACCGCCACCGCCGCCACCTGATCCATCGCCACCTGCAGCAAAAGAAGCCCGACCTTGCCCACCATCTCCTGCATAGCCGCCAGCACCACCGCCTCCTGCTGAAGAGTGGTTTCCAGAGTCATAAGTACTGCCTCCACCATTTCCACCACCATCTCCTGTAAAATTACCGCCAAAAGAGTTTTCACCAGAGCCAGTATTATTAGGCATCCCAGCCCCACCACCGCCACCTTTAACAGTAGATGTGTTTACAAAAGAACTATCTCCACCAACACGACATGCTATAGTATATGAGTGTACTCCTTTAGCACCAACAGTAACAGTATAGGTACTTCCAGGGCTTACTGTATAATTATTTTTATAGCCAAGTCCACCGCCACCGCCACCTGAACCACGAGAGTATCCAATACCCCCTGCACCACCTGCACCAACGGCAACTACAGAAACAGATGTAACACCTGCAGGAGCTTCCCAACAGTATGCGCCAGCAGATGTATATGCTTGTTGACCTGGGGGTGTACCTCTTGCAGGAAAAGAACCAAAACCTAAAACATTATAGCCAAAACTAGTCATTATTACCTCTTACGCGTCATTTGCTGCATCTGTAGTAAAGAACAATTTTATACCTAAAAGTCTTGCATCACCAGATTGATCATCTGCTGACACATCTCTACTAACTTGAAAGAAACATAAATCATTAGCAGCAGGAGTACCTGCTATTGTAACATTACCGCTTTCAGCAGAAACCATTAAATCATTAGAAGTTCCGCTATGGGCTAGTGCTGTAGTTACTACAACAGTTCCAAAAGCAGTATTAATTGAATCATCATTTGATGCACACACACCTGCTAATCCCCATGCAACTGTACCTGTGTTAGTTCCTGTCACAGTCCAAAAAGGCTGAAATGTTATTGTACCTTCGTTCCAACTTTTAGGAAATGCTATAGTAAACTGTGCAAAATCATCTGCACCAGTAGCGAAATCTAGAACTTTTAAATCTGGTCTACCTGCTGTTGTTTCTACTTGAGTTAAGTCAGAGCAAGGATTAGTAGTGCTAGGATACATAGCAGCAGCAGGAATCCAAATACTTTCTTTACCTGCTTGTTTAAGTGTACCAACACCATCTAGTTTATTTAACTCAGCAGCAGTAGATGTAACACCATCAAGTATATTTAGTTCTGCTGCTGTTGCTGTAACACCATCCAAGATATTTAGTTCTGCAGCAGTGGATGTTACATTTGTACCACCTATGTCTAGTGTTGTCAGAGATACTTCACCTGCAACAGTAACTAAACCATCTGCAACAGTAATAAGATCCGTGTCATCTGTATGACCAATAGTTGAACCATTAATAAGAACATTATCAATATCTAATGAACCACCAGATATAAGTCCTGTTGTAGTAATTGCGCTAGAGCCAGTGTCAATAGTACCAAAGTTAGATGTAATAGAACCACCATCTAGTGCACCCACTGATGTAATGTTTGTCTGTGCTGCTGTTTGTAATGTACCAGATAATTGAGTTGCTGTCAACCTTCCTGTGCTTGGATTGTAGGTTAAATTGCCATCGCTCTCCAAACCTATGTTTCCACCATCTACATCGCCACCTGCAGTAAATATAACTGCATTATTTTCATTAGTGCTTTCGTTATCTGTAATTGTAACTGTTGTTGCTACTGCTGCAGTTGTTGCATTATCTACAGTAACACCTGCTATAACTGTATTAAGAGCAGTTCCATTTACTGTGATAGCGTCTGCTTCTAGTGTACCGTCAATGTCTGCATCACCTGATATATCTAATGTAGCTGCGTCAAGCTCACCTGAGATTGTAATGTTTCTACCGCCTGATATATCTTTGTTAGAATCAGTTACGATAGCTTTACTAGCTATTACAGTTCCATTTGTAATACCGTCTATTAGATTAATATCTGCAGCACTAGCAGTAACACCATCTAATATATTTAACTCTGCTGCAGTGCTTGTAACTGTTGTACCATTTATAGAAAGTGCATCTGTTTCTAAAGTACCATCTACATCCACATCACCAGAAATATCTAGAGAAGCTGCAATAAGCTGGGCAACTTGTAAGTCTTCATGGCTAGACCCTAGTTTTAATTCAAACTTTGGACCTGTAGTATTATAAGTAAATGTAGCATCGTCACCACTACCACCCTCTATTGTAATACCTGCACCGTTGATTACTGCAGATGTACTGTTACCACTATCAAGAACAATGTTGTGATCATTAAGATTTACAGTCGTAGAGTTTACTGTTGTGGTTGTGCCTGATACAGTCAAGTCACCTGTAACTGTAAGATTATCTGCGACTGTAACCTCTGAGGTGCTGTGTCCTAATGTAATGGCTGTGCCTGACACACCTGTACCAATAGATACAGACTCACTGCTGTTACCTGTATCAACTACAAAGTAAGCATCTGATCCCTGTTTAATTGTAAAGGCAGTGGCTGAGTTGTCCGTAACAGCTACGTTAATATCTGTGGCATCGGCACTAATAGAGTCTAGTGCAATGTTACCTACGTTAGTAATGTTGTTATCACCGAAGCTTACATTGTCACCAAAAGTTTTATTAGTTAGTGTGTCTGTTGTAGCTTTACCGACTAATGTATCAGCACTGGCAGGTAAAACTACAGTCACGTTCCCTGAGTACGCAGAGTGTGGGGCTGCTTGTAGCTGTGTGTAGTGTGCATTGCTAGACTCACAGTAAAACCTAATATAGGATTCAGCGCCACTGTTTTTTATAGATATAGCACCTGACTGCATATCAATACCGTTAGAGCCATCTATCCTAAGAACACCTGAACCGTTTGGCGTTATAGTAATGTTACCGTTTGATACAGATACAATGTCGTTTCCGTTAACGTCAAGGCTACCGCCTAGCTGTGGGCTAGTATCTTCTACTATGTTTGATATGCCGCTAGATGTGGCAAGACCAGAAACTATAGTACTACGTGTAATCTTTTTAAGACCACCACCAGACGTATCTACAGCAAGAAATACGTCATCGTTAGCAACCGTACTAATCTCAGATAAATCACCTACACCAGTGGGATTAAAGTTTGTACCGTCTGCAATAAGAAGATGTCCTGCAGTATTAGTAGACATAGTGAGATCATCACCGCCAACGGTAAGATCACCTGTAAGTGTAAGGTTTCTTATGCCAGTGTAGTCTTTGTTAGAATCTAGCACGACTGCTTTAGATGCAATGGCTGTACCTACAGCAGTACTACCTAAATCAAGAGCGTTGAGTTCTCCAACAACTGCTGTTATGCCATCTAATGTATTTAACTCTGCTGCAGTTGAAGTCACTCCATCAAGAATATTGAGTTCAGCAGTGGTAGAAGTTACACCATCTAGTAAGTTTAGTTCCGTAGCAGTTGCTGTTACATTAGTGCCACCTATATCAAGCGTAGTTACGGATAGCTCACCTGCAACTGTGGCAATACCATTAGCGACAGTTATAAGATCAGTATCATCTGTATGCCCTATAGTAGAACCATTTATTACTACATCATCTATATCAAGAGAGCCACCTGTAATTAATCCTGTAGTTGTAATAGTACTAGAGCCAGTATCAATAGTACCAAAACCTGATGTAATACTTCCTGAGTTAAGTGCTCCTACTGTTGTTGCTGCAGTAGTAACTAAGTTAGGCATTGCCGTTATTTCATCATCAAAATATGCAGCCAGATCTGTGACAGCAACTTGTACCATAGTACCATTATCATTTAGTACGACACGATCAGCATCAGCTACAGTAGTAGAGGTAGCTGAAGTATTACCATCCACAATATTAAGCTCTGCTGCAGTAGATGTAACACCATCCAGTATGTTTAGTTCTGCTGCAGTAGATGTAACAGCAGTACCATCAAGAGAAAGGGTATCTATTTCTGCTGTGCCATCAATAAATATATTACGCCACTGTTGGCTAGAAGACCCTAAGTCATACGTATCATCGTCATCAGGTATAATACTTGAATCAACATCAGCACCAAATACAACATTGTCAGAAGCTGAATCACCTAGTGTTAGTGTACCACCATTAAATGTAGTAGTGCCTGTGACCGTAGCATTACCTGCTACAGTAAGATTGCCGCCTACTGCTAAGTTACCTGATATATCGGCAGCACCATTGATGTCAATAGTGGTAGCTGCAATTTGTATTTCAGTATCAGCAACAAGGTCAAGCTGACCATCAGTACTAGAATTAATATAAATAGCAGTATCACGAAACTGTAACTTTTCTGTCGAAGCAACAAGTATATCATCAGAAAACTCAAAGTAATCCTCGTCTTCCATCCATTTTAATACACCGTCATTAGATTCACCATCAAAGGTAAGTACAATGTCTGTACCTGTAGTACCAGCACCAAAGACTAAACTATGCCCTGCCATCGTACTAATAGGGCCACCTTCTCCTGTTGTACCATCGTGTGTGTGTCCTGTACTAGCTGCAAAGGCTGCGAGAAGCTGATCAAACTCATCATTAGTGTCTGATGCTTGTATTACGTCACCCTCTGCGTATGTAGACTGTCTTGTATATGTAGCGCCCATTAACGTCTAGCTCCTAACTGATATTCTAATTGAAATCCCTTTAGTGAATATGGAGGAGACTCTCCATTGTCATCCACTCTTAATGCAACAGTAAAACCTGAACCTTCTACAGGCTGTCTTACTAGAGGTTGTGATCCTCCTCCGTAAACAAACTGTGTTGTAGATGCTGGGGTAGTATATGTAGATACGCCATATTGTGATCCTACTGAAGCTGTGCTTAAACTGTAAGGTGCAGGTCTTGCCGCACCTGTTGACTCATTGTCATAACGTAAAAGTAAGTCAGCACTTAAAGCACCCTCTGGTGCATAGTTCAATATAACCCTGTGCATCAACTTTCTAATACCAACATCTCCAAAGTTTAAATCAGGACTTCTGTATCTTCCTTGTATTGCAGCACCATCAAAGGTATCTCCTTTTTCTTGTCTCATAACAAAACCATCAAAAGTACCGTGAATAACTTGTACATCACCCTCTTCTACAAACGTATCTGTGCTAGACGGTTTTATACCTAGAGTTTCAGCAAACTCAAAGCCATCGCCCTTCATAACACATATTACACCCTTTGTTCTTTTTTCTACACGTCCATCTTTACTAAGAAATAATCTATACTGTGTTTTGTCTGGTAAAACAACACTTTCAAAAAGAGATGCATCTGCTATTTCACCATCAAACAAAGACTGTATTTTTTTAGATATTGTTCCTAGCTCAACGTCACCAATCCTAGCAGTACCAGCAACAGTCCTTAAACCATCAGGACCAAGAAAGATTAAGTCACCTGCAAATTCTTGAATAGTGCCGCCATTAACACATCCAATGTTTCTGGTTACAGGTTCAATTGCAAAAGAACTTAGGCCACTACCAGTAAGTTTAAATATTCTGTTCTCGCAAAATATAAATAAGTTATCACGAAATACTTTTAAACCGACTATGGTATCGTCTACTTTAATAGTGCCAGCGCCATTACCTGAATCAAAAGCATCTTCATCAAAAGGTTCGCTAAACACTAATGTTTGTGGTGTAGAAGATTTACCTGCGTAAAACATGTGATTTCTAAAAGCAGCAACAAATTTAGAACCTGATACTGCGCTTTCACTAACGTCTGTAGCGCTCATTGATGAATTAAAAACTACAGGGGCATTAGCTCTGTCAACACAAATTAGTTTTTCGTTACCATCAAAATTAAATCTTTCAAAAGCGTACTTGTCTGCGCTGGTTCTGTCTGTGTCTCTTTGAGTCCAGCTTTCAGACACTGTATCTGTTGTTGCGTGGTTTGCTGCAGTTGTGCTTGAGGTTGCTCTAGTTACACCTGTAAAAGTACCAGATGTTATTCCTGTGTATGTAAATATTTCACTATTTATTTGAAGCGTACCGCTAGATGAAAAACCTGATGTTGATTTTACCGAAATAGTTCCAGAACCTGTCATGGCAGTAGTAGATACTATCTTTAGTGAAAGTTCTGTTGAACCTGCACTATATATTCTTTCTCCCCTAGCTGCAACTACCCTATCCGCAAATATAGCAGACATTAAAATCTTTTCACTAGAGTTGTTAGTTTGAGGTACTATGTGATTAACGTACTTGCGAAAACCATTTATACGTCTGTATCCCCCTTCAACGTCAGGCTCAAAGTTTTGTAAAACTAATGCTTCTCCTGGTTGCATAAGAAAAGCAGACCTGTTTAAAACTAGCCCACCCTCGCAATTAAAAGCTGCTGGTTGTAGTGTTGATGTATCTGGCATATTAAGATACTCTTAGTACTGGATTGTAAGTTGTGGTAGCGCCACCCATTAATGTTGATCTTACATAATCATACTTGTTTATTACAAGGGTTTGCATATTTTTTATACCCTGTTGAAATCTATCAAAGTTTACTTGATACTGTTGTATCTCTCCACGATACTGATACACATAAGCTACTGCACCATCTACCAGAACACTCGCAAACCTGTCAGGTATTGTTGTCGTGTCTGTCGCTGCAGATAGGTCTGAAGGAAATGTAAAGTAATCAAATACTAATGTATATTGTTTATCTGGAAAAGGGTATAGTATGTAGTTGTTATCAGGAGTACGCACTATAAATCTAGGTACACCACCTTTTGAAAACTGTGTAACTGTTGTGCTATTTGCAATCGTTGCTGCTGTTGTGTCGTTTGCACCTCTAGTACATCCTGTAAAGTCGTTACCTGTTATACCTGTGTAAGTTATTTGTTCGCCACCTATAAATAAAGTGCCTGTAGAATCAAAGCCTGTGGTAGATGCAACTGTTATTGTGGTAACTGCTGCTGATAAACCATCTGCTGCATTAACGGTTGTAGATGTAACATCGTCTTCTTGTACAGCATAGTCTCTTGATATGTACTCATTGTAATTTAGTTTAGTCAGGCTGTTACCTGCTGAAGCTAAATCTTCATCTTTTTTTATTCTTGCTGTGTTGTAGTCTATATACTTTGTACTTGTTGGTATAGTATACTTAGCAACACCAGGTGTAAGTGTAGAAGAGTTTGATGCGTGGTTAAAAGGATAAGCAAACTCTCTCTGATTAATATATCTTATAGATTCATTGACAGCATTTTGACACTGTGTCTGTACACCTCTTGGGCTTGCAAAGTTAGAAGATGTGAGTTCTACCTCGTTCATCCTAACTAGTGTTTTGTTTGTTAGTGTAAGAAATGTCTCTGCCATAAGTACTTCCTAATATGTGATAAGGGGGCCAGTTGCCCAGCCCCCAAAGTATTATGCTAGTAGATCACGATCTACCTCATTAGCAGAACTTGATCCTGAGACATCATCCATGATTACGCATACAGCGTATACACGGATAATACCGCCAGTGATAGTTCCACTTGACGCATGAATCTCTACGTCAATAGTGTCTGCTGATGCAGTGAACACTGGTAAGTTGGAACATACACCTGAAGATGTAATAGCAGGAGTGTGAGCACCTGCTGATGCACCGTCTAGGTCAAATGACGCAGCAAAAATGTCTACGTCTGTTCCTGTGATACCAACGTGGATCGCAGAGTCTGTAGTAGTACCTTCCATTGCAGTTTGAACTTTGAAACCTGCATGTAGGATCAAAGTGTTTGCAGGAA